CATGTTATCATCTACCTCTTCAGGTAAGTTGTTTAAGTCAAAGGATTTATTGTCGAGGGTTAAAATTTGCATAGTTATTATAGTTGTTGTTGTTATTATACAACACGATGTACAGGTTGTCAAATTTTACCATTTAATCTTCTCGATCGTAAACGGGTACGAAGCATCTTTATAAAATTTCTTACGGGCAGTTAAATGGCGTTTTGCAAATTTGCAAGTGGATGTAATATCCCAGATTTGAACGAAGTCTTTATCTTCAGCTTTTCTAATACCACGCCCGATTGATTGAATAACTCTAACAAACGATTTGCCAGGTTCAAGTAATACAAGATTGAAAATGCGGGGAATATTAATACCAACAGCAGCGACACCAAATGTAGCTACAATAACTTTGTTGCTTGATGTTCGAATTTCATCGTATTCTTCTTTCCTATCTTTAGTTTTTACCGCACCAGATATGAATACTGAATCTGGGATTTCATTAACGATAAACTTTCCAGATTCAATCCGATTAACAAGTACCAAGGTATTTCCAGTTTCAGAAATTTTCTTAATTAGATTGCTGAGGTAACGCATCCGATCTTCATCAGTCACTAAGTACTTCAATTCATCTTGATAGGCTTTAAATTCAGGAATATCCACTAGTTGGCACACATTCACGTGACACTGTGATAATACTCCTTTGTCCTGCAGCGTTGATGCTGAAATACCACCAACTACTGGCCCAAGACTAGCAAAAATGCTTTCACTCTCAAATGCTTCTTTGGGAATAGTTCCAGTCAATCCCCACCTAATACATGCATTGGACAAATTCTGTGTGAGTAAATTCTTTAAAACTTCTGCTTTGGCCATATGCACCTCGTCAACAATTACAGTCCTAACGCCATCAAGGAACTCTGCCAATGTTAACGACGAATGTTCAAAGTCTTTACTTTTCTTACCGAGTATGTTAAGACTTTGCCATGTGCAAATAGTGTGCGTTTTGTTCAGATCTTTACGATCTCCGTAATACACGCCAACATCAAGCCCACAAACAATAAAGTCTTCTTCAGTTTGCTCTACTAAGCTCTTATTAGGAACAATTGTAATCGTTCGTCCTAAACGTTCGCATAACTGACTAAGTGTCGCCGTTGTAATCGTCTTTCCAGCACCTGTTGCAATTTCTTGTAAACTTTGTGGATTATCGATAAACAGATTAATCGCATCAACTTGATAGTCTCGAAGCATAATAGGCTTACCAGCATCAGGATGCCCTTTTGGCCACACTTTACCTTGGTCAGCCCAATACGACTCAGTCACCTTTGTAAAGTTTAGAGCTGCAGGGTTTCGCAAATCTTCAACTTCAGTAACATCGATTCCTTCTTTTTCTAGAATATTAAGAAGTTTAGGCAATTGATTCATATAACCGTTGCCACCAGTACCAAATAAGGTAACCATACCGTCCCATCGACCCAGTTTATATGCTGGCTGATACTTAGCATACGGGATTTCGTATTGAAATGCCTTTGACATCTTACGTCGAATCTCAATAGGCAATCCTTCAAATTTGATATTTACTTCGTCCCTAATAATTAATTTACACGAGGGCATGTATTTCTCCGTCAAGTGGTTGGGTTATGTTGTAATATACGATTAAATCCACATCTGAACAATAGACATAGCTCTTGTTTCCTTTAAAGGAATTTGTAAAAACAATTACAGACTGAGGTTTCCATCGATCTTTAATTATAAATTTTGGCAGCTTTGATGTACCAATGCCAGCTATAACAGTTTGATCAGTAAGCGGTCGGTTGTATTCCAATGTTGCAATTAGTGGATTAAAATGCACAGTATCCACGTCAGTAGTATATCTAAAATATATTCCAATATTATTATCGATGCCTAATGCAGTTACCGCCGCTTCTAATTGTTTTACATAAACTGCATCCTTTTCTGGATTACGTCCATCTAACATAACCAACAATGGCAATCTGTTTAATGCCTTAAGCGATGATAATAGCTCCGTAACACTAGTCAATTCCGAGTTAATAAATATTTTTCTACTTGAACGTTGGGCAATCTTTGCCGTTAGTGATTCTTCTGATGAAGTTTCAGCAACAGTGTACTGATAACGACATTTACGATCATGTAACAATAATACCCCAGCCTTAGTAATATCACCGATATCTGATTCAATAGCAGCCTTAAGTCGGCCATCCTCAAGATTATAAACATCAAATGGGGATACGCATGTCTTTAAACACTCTTTGATTTCAGTATAAAATGCAAGAATAGTAGCATCAATGTCAAACTTATCTTTTATGAAAGTGTCTAAAACTAACAATATATTCTGTTCTGCCAATAGCACTTCAAATTGAAAGCCCTTCATTTTAACAGTTGTACCAATAAGCTTTGGCATAAGTTGTGTCATCTTATCTGACAATTTCGAATTATAACTAAACTCAACTATAAAATTAGATAGATTTGTTGTACTCATGCCAATCTTACGAACCTGTTTAAGAATTCGGAATTTTTTTGACCAGTTATTAACTTGTAATACTGAGTCTAGGTCAATAGGGATAACGTGTTTCATAATTTCAGAATTCTCTTTTACAAGTTTTACAAATAAGTTTGCTTGATTTTCAGTAAAGAAATTACCAGCATCAATTTGTTTAGCAAAACTTACTAAAATGCGTTTATCTTTTTTTGGAATTGCTTCCTGTAATTGTTTAATATTCTGCGAAATTACTGGTAGCAGTTCGTCAATGTTAGTCATGTGTTACGCTCGTTCGATATCTTCTTCAATGCACTCTTCACCGTATTGAACTTCTAGTATGTGGCATAGTTCGGTAGTATTATTGGATGCTTTGTGCCATACTGTAGTACTAATAACGAATGAGTCGCCTATATATAATTCGTTTTGAGCTTTATGATTAAGATAGCTTAGATCCAAGGTACACTGACCCTTCAATACATACCAATGTTCAGAACGTTTAAAGTGGCGTTGCATACTCAAGCTTTTACCCGGCTCAATTACTAGCTCTTTAATTTTATATTTCTTTTGATCGTCAAGTACGCGATACCATCCCCAATTGCGTTCAGTCTTTGGTGCTCGCCACTCTTGAAGAATCCAACTACTCGAGGTTGTCTTGTCCTCACCACCGACACCAAACTTAAAAATAATATCCTTAATTGATAATTCTGGAATATTGTCCGGGGTACGATCACCGCCATTTGCAAAAATAATAGGATGCCCTGGATAATGTCGTTTAACCTTTTCGAGTAAATTACATGCAGTGCCATCACTATCGTCGAAGGTCATTACTTCATCAACTGCTTTAAGATTTCCAGTAATTGCCATTCGTTCAAATAATGGCATAAAGGCTTTGCCCTTTTTTCTTACTAACCACTCATCGCTATTAACACCGACGATTAAATAATCGCCATATGTTTTAGCAGAGTTGAGCAATTTTATATGCCCTGAATGAATTGGATCAAATCCACCCGAAACCACTACAATAGTCATAATGTTGCATCTTCCATGCCAGCACATCTTAATTTTACAATATTTGATAGCTGCCATTGTTTTATTTCTAGCGCCTTGGTAATACCAAGCCATCTATTGCGGAGCAGTGCAAACTCATTAATAATCTTTTCCATATCAACTACATCTGCTTCTCCGTCAACATACTTCTCCACATCTCTTGATGTAAGCGCACGTTGATACGTCTCTAAGTACTTTCTAAATAATGAACTACGCAATCTACGTAGTTCAATATTCAAGTATTCTAAAATTGCTTCAATTTCTTGAAGTTGGCTATATCGTTGTTCCACGATACCAGGCATATTTGCAGAGGCCTTTTCGATGTTTCCCGCTATGCGAGCATCTGTTCTTGCGGCCGTAAGTTCTGTTTCAAAATGTGCAATGGCATCGGGAATATACGAAATATCCTTAGATACCTTCGTGTACCAAGACATTAGTCTTCTTCCCCGTCATCCCAATTGTCTTCCTCTTCGAAGTTTTCTTCTTCATCTTGTCCAAGGTAGTATTCAATTGCGTCGTCAAGGGCACCTTCAGAACCCAATGCTTCTTTTAGAGTTTTATCGCTTACATTGTGGTCAGCAAGCAAGTCTACATAACGCTCTGCTAGGGACTCTATTGCTTTCTTATCAACGTATTCTTTAAACAGCAGCCAAATATCTGCTACTTGATTTTCATTCATTTTCTAATATTTCTCCGGTTTCAATATCTATGTTAGTAGAAGTAGATTGTAACACAGGTGACTTCTCAAAGTCAACTGCCATTTTATCCACTCTCCACCCTGCACACTTCCCAGTAATTGCCCATTTATTCTTGTACATGCCCTTCTCCATTGTTGATGTTGTTAAGTTATTATCTCTACAAAATTTTGCAAATCCTATCACTATATATTCAATCCCACTAGGCGATGTAAATTTATACTTTTGGGAATTAAATTGATTATTTTGCATCATAGCTGATTGGGCTTTACTAAATTCCATAGAATGCGTTTTTCCGTAAAACGGATTTTTATCGCCCTTAGTTTTGTCTGATAATCGTTTTCTCGATTCTGCACTTCTTGCTGGTAATCCTCGTTCAGCCACTGTTTTTTTTCGGCTTTCCACTCGTTTACTAGTGTGTATTGCTGATTGCTTTTTACCTTTCCAACTTGGAGGGGATCTGCTATCAAGTAGTACGTTCGTCAATATTCCACTATCATCAATATTTTCTCGACCATATTGTTTAATATACGTTACTTCAATATCGTATGCCAAAGTTTCATCTTGGATGTGATCAGCCAAAATTATAACAGGTATGTCAAACCCGTTATCCCTAAGATAATTTATTTTAAAAAGCTTATGCCGATTTTCAGTATTATCAATAGTTTCATTAAAATGATCATTATGTCGATTATTACCAGTTTTACCCTTTCCAATATAGAATGGTAAATTGCTTCTAACATCATATAACGCATAAATGTAATACATAGCAGTTCCTTTTATTTTATTTATATAACCGCTATGTATCCTTACAATAACATTATTCTAATGAATCGATTTCAGGCTGCTCTAAGTTTGGCAATAATGTCTCATTCCATTCATCCATGATAATTTTTAATTTTTCATCTGTCCACTGTTTTCGAAATTCTTTAATAATTTCGCCAGTTACCTTAGATGTATATGTTAATTTATTTCCATCTTTAACTAATACCCCCTTTGCCTCAAATAAATCAATGAGTCCACTAGTTTTAGCCATACCAGTTGCGTAAGGAATTTCAACTTGTACAGATTCAAACGGTTTTGAGTATCGCGTCTTCATAATCTTGCATGCTGCACGGATACCGTTCACAGTAGTAGTCTTGTTACCATCTGCATCGGTTTTTAACTTTAATTTACGCATAGCAACTACAATGGAACTTGCATAAATGAAGCCTTGTCCACCAGAGATCTTGTCATCTGGATCAAACATATCCTGGCTTGCGTATGTGTGATTAGTACAAACTAATCCGACATTGTAGCTACCAAACATGTTAACACAGTTGCGAACAAGTGAGGTAAGTGCTTTAGGCTTACGGCCCATGTCGCCCTTCATTTCGCCTGCTTCAAACTGATTTACGTCAGTTGGAGTTAATAACATACCAAGTGAATCAATGACAAATAAAATCTTTGGACGAGTATCCTCAGGCATAACCTTGTACTCTTTCATAAACTCACTAATCGTCTTAGCAACGTCATCAATCATTGCCATATTAAGTTTTAGCAGTTTGTCCTCAGAAGTATCAACGTCTAATGCTTTTAACCACTTTTCATCAAGTGCATTTTCGCTATCAACTAAGACAACATAAATGCCCTGCTCTTGTGCATGGCGAATAAGGTTACCTGCACAAATATAAGATTTGCCAGCGCCTGATTCTCCTGCAAACACTGTAACTTTACCAAGCGGAATGCCTTTGTGAAAATCACTTGATATTAAATAATTTAAAGCATAGTTACCGGTAGATACCCAATCAGTTGGATCGTTAAATCCCATTCCTAGTCCGTCAATACTCTTAGTTAGAGTTTTACGAAATTTTGTCAAGTCAAATGCGCGTGTTGCCATTTTAGTTATTTCCTTTATTAAGTTTTCTTAGTTGCCAATTCTCTAAAGATTTAGCTCTAAGTTTTTGTCGAGTTTCGACGGACACTGGCTGGCCCGTTTTTGCCTCTGATATTTTTTGTTTAGTTTCTACTGACATTACAGATCCAATCCTTGCTGCAACTATTTTTTCACGGGCTTCAGCTGTTAGTACCCTGTTTTGTTGAGCAACCGACATCCGACGCCTTGTCTCATCTGTTCTCTTTGAGCCGTAGTGTCCGTTGGAGTTAAATTTTCCCTTCTTAGCTTCACTAATTTTTTTATACCTTAACAACTTATCATCCGTTGACTCGCAGTATAAGCTAAAAATGCGGGTGCAAGTTAACGGGTTCATATAAGTTCTGTTGATACGTAGCGGATCATCTTTAGATGCCATAATTAATTCTTGCTCTTTCCAGTAGCAAGTTGGATAATCTGCATTTTCGAATACTATAGAAACTGAAAATGCATTAACGCCTAGTTCAGCAATCATATTTTTAATAGTTTTAGAAGAAGTAAAATAATGAATCCATATATCATCTACAGGATGCCTGCAATTTCTAACATTGCCAGCTCGAGAACCGTAATAAAATTGATTAGTAATTTTATTTTTTATAAGATAGACATAACACTGGTACATACACGTTTCCTTTACATACTGTACTTATGCAATCGAATGCCTTTGTTGCCATTTTTATTTTTCCTTATAGACAGATACGAGGGCACGAGGCCCTCGTATAATTTTAGCTTACTGCTTGCGGCTGCGGATCATTGCAAGAATATCTTCAGCACGACCACCGGTTGCGGCAGGCGCCTTAGCTTCTTCTTGCTTTGGTGCTGGTTGCGAAGCATCTTCCCAAGGTGCAGGTTGTGCTGCAGTTGCTACAGGTACATACGGAATTGGTGTAGATTGTGCTGCCTGCGGTACAACTATTTGTGTATGTTGCACTGGTGCAGCTCTAGAGCTAACTGGATCGCCAGTTGCTTGTCCCATGCCTGCTGGCTTGAAGTACTGTCCCCAACGTTCCATATCATATGGTTCACCGTCAACAGATGCTTCAAACATTTCCTTCATAACCTTAAGCTCAATATCAGTTGGCTTTTTAGGCAAGAATGCATTGAGACTAAACAGCCCATTGGATTTCAATGAAGCCTGTTCTGCGTCACTCAATGGGCGTTCACGACGTTTCCATGAGCTAGTAGAATAGTCAGCATATCCACCTTTGCTCGTCTTGATCAACTTAAAGTCAATGCCATGCAAGATGTCAGTTGGCAAGTTGTCAATTTCTGGATCAAGCAATGCACTACGGATCAATTGAAAGATCTGTGGTCCAATGATGAAACGACGAATTGGGTTTTCAGGGCGGCTTTCTTCTTTAAGGCCGTCTTCAACGACGAAACCTTGGAAAATATAGCTGCGTTTCTTCCAGTATTTACGACCCATTTCTTCAAGGGACTTGTCCTTGAACCATGCGCGTACTTCGGAAAGAATTGGGCATACAGAACCATCATTGTACATTTCAACGCAAGGAACTTGCACTTGAACTGGTTTACTGTCTGTTTGACCCTTTACTCCAGAGAAAGGCAATTTGATCATTGCACGTTCAACCCAGAAAAATGTATTGTCTGGATTTGCGTCTGGGAGTAATCGGACAACTGATTCTTGTCCTTCTTTGAGATTCCAGAAAGCGTAAATTGAATTATCGCCGCCGGATCTGTTGTTGTCGGAACCACGTGATTCCTGGTCTTTGAGCTTTGCTCTGATTTCTGCTAGTGTTGCCATAATGTTTTCCTTTAAGTGTTTATTGTATTATGCGTTGATAGTTTGTATTATACACGTAACTAACACCGTGTTGTGCCTGTATTTGTTTTACACTATATAAAACAAAAAGTGCATATATGTTATTATACGCACTTTATTTATGTTTTGCAACAGAAAAACAACAGTTTTTCTGATTTATTTCACCGAACCTATCGCATGCCGGCGAGTTGTTTCATACGATCCATTTCGTTAATCGCGTGTAGTTTACCAATAACTTTTGATGCCATCGGAGTACATTCCTCACCAAACTTCTTTTGGCAAGCAATTAGTACACCTGTTTCACCCTTAGGGAAACTTCCCTCGTCAGTGTTGTACATTGACTTAACAAATTCAATTAACTCTTGTTCGTTATTTCTAAAGAAATCATCCGATTGCATGCCGGCTCGGTCCATTGCATCTTTTAGAGTAATTACCTTACCGCCTGCTTTGAATGTGTCTTCTAACTTCATGCCTGCCTTAATCGCACGCCGAATCGTTTCAGCAATTCTGCTGCCATTATTATCAATACTTGCCATTACAGGTGCAGGTGCTGGCATGGGCGCTGCGGGCATTGGTGGCATAGGGGCAGGTGCTGCTGGCATTGCTGGTTCTGGCATTGGTTCCGGGGCTGGAGCAGGTGGCGGTTGTTCACTTTCACCTTCGGAGAAAGTTAGCTGGCTTGATACATCAGTGCCATGTTCCTCATCTTTAATTGCAATGTAATCTTTAAGAATACTTCGAACATCCATCTCTGGACTAATATCAGCCAGTTCTCTAAAAATGTCCATCAGCTCGTCATCACCGAGAATATCCTGTAAACTTTCAATAGCATTAGTGCCGTCTTCACCAACTGCAATAGGTTCAGCAATTAAATGATTTAATTGTGCAATCATATCTTCATTATGCTCGCCAAATAACGGATTTTCTTGATCGCCTTCTACAATACTATTCAAATGCCTCTCGTACTGGGAAACTTCTGGAATTTGAGCATCACAAGTATCGCAGTTTTCTTCAGACATTTCAGTAACCAAGTCTTCTGCGCTAATTAGCTTAACTGGAATATCACTTTCGTCTATTAACTTAAAAATATACGGAAAGACATTTTTAAGTTCTTCATTGAATGTTCGAACTGTTAGACGATCAATCCAATCATTCATTACATCTTCAGGAATTACCTTTGCGTCGGATTCTTTAAAAGATTCAGCAAATTCTACATATCGGGTGGGACTCTGTAATTGATGAATTTCTTTTTTAACGCTTTCAATTCGCGCAATTACTTTACTATTTACTGCGCCCATAGCTTCAGAAACCATATCATTACGGCCAACATACTTCTTAAACATGCGTAACTTACTTAGTTCTTCACTTAAGCCAGTGATATGTTGACCAATCCCATCATATGGATTACCACCGTGTGATACGTGGCATGCGAGTGCTCTTGCACCGTTTAAATGCTTTTGTGGGTATTTAAATCGCTCACCAATTGAATTTTCAATGTAGATGCTTTCAATTCGTTGGGCGCGGCCAGCAGCGTTTTCAAGATTAACAGGGGCGCTGTGCTTAACAATAATTTTAGCTTCGCCCATGTTTTGGTAGCTAGTCTTGCTGGTACCAAATAGTTTGCTTTCGCTCATGCTAGGTTCTCCGTGATTGTTTGATAGAAATTTGTAATCTCTCTTTTCTAGATTACTTTTTGTAATATCTCTTGTGTCAAAAGATAATAAGTGTTGTTTGGCAAATTCTCGTAATTCTTTTAAGAAGTTAAAGAATGGCCGTTTAATTGATTCAGGTTTGTCACCTATAATATCGTTAGAGTAAATGACTACTAACTCATCGCTGCCGTCTGGTACGTCATCATCAACGTCTGCATTAATACTAACTGTAATTCTTCCTAAAGAGCTACTATTATGCATATAATCAAATTCAAAGAATCTGGCTTCTGCAGGCTTGCTGGTTA